TTTCATTTGCTCAAAGTCCGGGCTTTCACTATCGCCGTCTTGAATTGCTTCCATGCTTTGTCGAATTCTGCGTCTTCATCGCGGAGGCTTTGCGCCCATTCGTTGAATGAAGAAGCGGGGTTAACGTTCACGCTACTTTGTACGCATACGGGCTTTGCCCATTGCTTTTCTTTTAAATTCTGCATTTATGTATCTGTTTAGGTTAATGATCGCGGAGTCAACTTCAAAGCGGAGGCGGTCGATATCCTCCCCTTTAAATTCTTCTTGTGCCCAGTCCCAATACTTCAGGACGTCTTCTTTAATCGCGCTCATCGGTTCGTGAGTTCTTCTTCGATTTCCTCCTCGATGCGCTTGAATTGGAAGTCTAGATAAGCGGGGTTCACTTCGGTTACGTCAATAACTGACTCGCCGCTTCTGAGCCATATTCGTTGAATTTCGAATGTCGAAGGGCTTGGAGGGGTATCGTACGTTCCATCTTCTCCGTATTGGATTGAATACTCTACTTCGAGGTAGACGTTACAATCGATTTGGATTTCGTGCTGTTCCATTTGTTTGTTGTTCATGTGGCTAAACTACAAATAAATTTTAGTTATGCAAAACTTTTTTTAGTTTTTATGCAAAAAAAAGAGGGAAGCCGCGTTCGGCCTCCCCCTCATTGAACAACAAACGTAAACAGATAGATAACTATCAAGCGGGAAGATACGTCATTTCTGAGAGCTTCCGAAATAGTAGTTGACGACCTGCCCCACGAGAGTACCCTCCGCGAATCCGAGGATATGAAAAAAAATTTCTTTGTCTTCGACCCCTGACTTTGCCCATGCTACGAGGACGATCCCGATGCTCATGGCCGCAATGCCAACGAACATCTGCATATAGTCGCGCTTTCCAAGTGCCTTCGTAACCTCTACCTCCCGATTTCTTGCGCTGGCTCTGTCTGCGTTGGCAAGTTCGAGAAGCAAGACCCGCGCCTTTTCTTTCTCTTCCTCGCTTTCGGTACTCTTGTCAATGAGTACCCCCAAGGCTTTGAGCAGTTCCCCACCTGGCACGAGTTCCCCAATCGCTTCGAGTACGTCGGGGCTTTTATCCCTGAACCATTTTCCGAGCTTTGTTTCTTTTAGTTTCATAAGTCCATAAGTACATTGAAAGCGGTATGTCCGCCGATGATTACCCCGCACCCTATGGCTTGCTTTTTAAAGTGCTTCGCGTATGCCGCCGAATAGCTGTCACGATCCAAACCACAACCTACCTGCATTCCGAAAATTTTGAAGTTGTTTCCGACCATCCATTCTACGTACGCTTGCGTATGAATGTGGCCTTGGACGGTTGATTGCATATCGTTCTTTGCTTTGGTTCTTGCCGTGCCTCCTTCGCCGTGGACGTATTGCACGCCGTCGTACTCAATGCGCTCGACCCAATTCCACGAAGTACCGAGAACCTCGTTGTAGTCGCGTATCCATTCACGAGGGACAGACGAAGAGAACGCCTTTCTCATAATGATTCGATCATGGTTTCCGATTATAACGTCGGCGACGGGAAAAGCCTCAGCCCATTTTGCGACGTGCTGGACGGCTTGTTGTAATTCATATCCCCCTCCTAGGGCGTTAGGTGAAGTCTCATGGTAACTACTATAATGATTATCCAAAATATCGCCGATAAAGGTTACTTGATTACAGTAATGCTTCTCGTAGGTATCCACGCAAAATTCGAGATACCCCTCCAGCTCAAAAGGACAATGTAAATCCCCTATGCAAAGAATCCGTCGCTCGTTCTTCTTGAGGCTCTTGATAGCCTTTGCGAGTTTGGGATCTAAGCGGGGGCGAAAGTTATTCAATACGTCCAGATTCTATGTTGCGACTTATTTACGTCCAAATCTACGTGGATGAAGTTTGGCCCAATTCCTATTCGATTAAAGCCGACTTCGGAAAGTGCTTCGAGAATGATGTACCTCGCCCTCGAATCTTCTACGTGTATATCGGCGGCAAGCCCTAACAAGTGCGAGGAGTTCTTCGCTACGGGGTATCCCCTCTTCTTTAGGTCTTGATTATAGGAAATTGTTCGAAAGCCGCTGTTCACGATGAAGGGAATCCCCGCGCAATCGCGAGCCTCGTCAAGCATAGACAAGAAGTCTTGATCCATCATCTCGCCAGAGCCGGGAGAGTCGGGGGAATCGAATTCGTCAAGGGTGAAGTATCTCATTTTTTCGCGAGCATTATTTCGATTTTGTGAACTGACTCCATGACCTCTTTCATCATCTGCTTTAGCTCGTCTTTATCGGACTCCACGCGAATGATTCGCCCCTTTAGCTTTTCAATTTCTCTGTTTAGGTTTACCCACACCATCACGATCGTTATCGCGCTTGGGAGAATTGTGAGGATTATTTCTGTCGATGTCATCGAGGAATTTTTTCAATAGCGTTATATTCTCTTTGCGGTTCTTTCTCATCCAAAAAACGCTCTTAAATCTACCAAACGCGGGTACCTACTGCTTCCCGAAATACTCATTCCGCTCTGGTAATAGTCGGCAGGCTGTGGAAGCATATCGGCCCCCGTGTTCGAAGTGTATTCAGGAAACAGCGAGGAGTTGTTGCAGAGGTAGTCATACAGTCGGAAGGTATAGAACTGAGCATTTTGTCGCGCCCGCTCGACCTCTCGATGCAAATCGTCCGGGGTTATGCTTGTAGTGTCTTCAGATATCCGAATAACTAAAGACCCGTTATCCATCTTCACATAAAGCGAAGGGATCATTTCGACCATAGCCCACCAAAGGGTAGCCTTGCGGACGTAGGAATCCATGAGGACGGCGTAATCGCCGGAGAGCGTACCCGCCTGTATATCGGCCTTGAGTTTATTGAGGAGGTCAGTCCCCAAATAGAGCTGGATGTACTTGTCCTGAGCGAGGATAATCGAAGGAACGAGGTAAGCGTCCTCGATGCTTCCGTTTATGTTGGTGATCCGCTTAATATAGTCCGGATTCACGAAGAGGATTTCGGGGGTAAGTGCCATTTATCGAGGGTTTAGATAGCCGTTGTTCGGCATGTTGCGGGGTTTGATGTCCTGAATACCGCCAACTTCCGACTTGATTTGGTTGGCTTTGCGCTCCTCTATGGGTAGTCGGGAGATAATGCGCTTTGCTTCGGCCACATCGACCTTTCGATTGTTGTCTTTCTTGAGGTATGTTTGCCGAATCCAGCGATGGGAACACCACGGCCCGCCCTTGAATTCCCAAATGGAATAAGTATTTGAGCCATTCGGGCCGAATCCGGGGTTGACTGCTAAACCGCCTGCGGCTTCGATATCTTCTTTCCTCCAGACTCTATTGGCGCGTACCATCTTTTTACAGAATTCGCGGCTGTCATCGCTTAGGCCTCCGTCGTATTTGTAACGTATGCGAACGATATCGTTATCCATTTCGCTTTTACGTTTGGAATCTCCGGGAACACGAGAAGCAAACGCCCAAAGTGCATCGCGTGCGGATTCGAGTTGTAAATCAACCTCCACCTCATCTATCAATTCCCAACCTTCTTCGACTTCTTCCCCTTTTTCCAGCAATAACTCAAGGCTCGCGTCGAGGTTGATTTCTTCAGAGGAAAGCGTTACAAGTTGGCTTTCTATCCCCGAAGCGTTTAGAAGCGTTTTAACGGCCTCTGTGACGATTTGCCTCGCTGGGGCTATGACGTTCCTTTCGAATAGCTCTGAAGCCTCTGCAAGCTCTCCACCGCCCCCTAACTTACCCGGTACGGAGACCCCGAACATCTGAGGCGACGTAACGCGGTGACCGACCATAATCTTCGAGGTCACTTCTTCCGAAAGGAATTGGTATTGATTGTGAGCGTCGGACAATTGGAACGGCTCGAAGTCTGGCTTTCTTTCGGGATCGTCTGAGTACGTCACGATAAACTTCCCCGCGTTGCTTGCTCCCGCAAGTTGTCGTTCGATATCCATTCGGATTCGATTGCGCTCCTCTTGCGGAGGGATACCGTTCTTGAAGTGAATCGAGAACGAAGGACTCATCCCGTTCTTGATGTTGTTGATATGGTAGACCCCTATTTCTTTATCGAGTTCGATGTAATTAATCGAGCCGATATAGTCGGGCTTAGGATAGTAGAAAGACCCTGGAGAGAAGGGCTTCACGTATAGAATCTGCGTAGGAAACTCGATGTTCATCTCCTTGTGAAAGCGGTGAATTTCGACGCGCTCCTCTTGCTTATTGCTCCAGTCTTTAGAGTAGTAATACGTTTCTACGATCTCGTCCTCATTGACAAAGCCCGAACGGATATTCTCAAAGGGCAAGTGCGAGACGTTGGCGATAGTCGTCCTATCAAGCGACCAATTGATTTCGAGAGCAAAGCCGCCTTGAATCTTAAAGTCGAGACAAGCCTTCCGGAGTTCGTCGTTCAAATTCCATTTGTCAAAAGCGAGACGACCTTCTAAGCTCGAAGCGTCGAACCCTTCGCCGAAAATCATCATCGCAATAGTTGTTGACAATGCGTTGTGAGTAGCGGACGAATGAAAGAGGTCAACGAGGTACTGAGGAAAGAGATTGTCTGCCCCGTAATTCACGAAACCTTCGCGGCTGGCAGTCTCTGCGTAACTCCTCTCTTGGTATTGGTTGAGTTGTATTAATTCCATTACTCGTAATATATGACGTTATCGGGGATTGTTATGTCTGGGATCGTGTAACCTGTCGCCCCGACTACATTAAGCGTCCCTTGCTCAAGCAAACCAACTACCGAAGCATCATTCGCATTAAGGTTCGTTGAGCTGTTTTGGCCGTATGCTTTATACGTATAAAACCCCGTCTCAATTAAGAGAACACGGCTTGCCGTTCCGAGAGGTTGGTTCGTGTAGACGCTTATCTTGGTGTATCGAGCGTTGTCGATTTCTACATCTCCAACGAAGGCGTGTTCATCCGTGCTTGCCATGTTCTCCAAAATTATCAAATAATGGGTAAACGGGTCGAGGTCTTTTTTCATCTCCTGAAGCGTCAGGTAGATAAATTGTTCGGTAGCTGAATTGGGGTTGAGGTGTATCATTTGAGAATAAAAAAGGGGAGGACTTGCGCCCTCCCCCGTCCTTTTAACCTAAAACCAAAAAGGAAAATCAAACAGTCGTAAACGTGAGGAGCGAATCCGAAGATGAAACGAAAGGAGCTGGAATAGCTTCTTCCGCTGTCAATTGCAACTGATAGCCGTTAAGGTCACCTTTTGCCGTTCCCGTTCCTACTGTGCCTCCCGTAGCTTCCGCTCCGGTCGTGTGACCCATGAGGATATAATTATCGTTGTTGTCTTGAATTATGATAGACAAGCGACCCTTCATGAGTTCGTAGATTTCCGTATTATCTACCGCGTCAAGGTTGGGCATAGTCAACTCCACGACTTGCGAGAAGAAGACAGTACCATTCTCAACGGAAGAGGTAACGGTTTGTTGAAACGATCCCGTGTTCTTAGTGAGTTCGAAATTCTTGAATACAACGGGAGTAGCACCGTCGCCGTCCGCTCCCGCTCCGGGGATAACTCCTGCGGCAATAGTACCCCATTCGTCGGCCTCGAATTGAGCAATCCAAACCCTTTTGATTCCTCCGATTTTATCTTTACAGGGGAAGGAACGCCCCGAAACTGTAATACTACAAGCCATATTTTGAGGAATTAAGGGGAGGGATTTAAAGCCCCTCCCCGATTAATTAGGATGATCGACGAGCAATGGCAACAGAGTCCAAGTCAACGACTTGTGTACCTCCTGAGAATTGCATGATTACACGAGTAACATCGTCACCCGTCACACCTGTCAAATCCAAAACAGAAGCTTGGATGTGGTCAGTTAGGAGGTTAGTTCCGAAGTACAGGTTCTCACCTTTTGCGAAGATGAAAGTGTCGTTCGGCATTCCGCCCGGTGTGATGATTTCATAACCGTTGTAATTGCTTGCAGCCCCTTCCGCGTGAAATGGCAAGTTATACGTGTCAGCCAAAGCGTTGTAATACAACTGCTTGCTTGCGCGGCTCATGAGCAGCTTCGTGTTAGGGTCTCCTGCGATAACCGAAGGAACTTCGAGACCGCCAATGCGCGCCAAGATGTTTGCGGCTGTTGTTGCACCTGTCAACAAGTCTTCTTCTCCCGGTGTTCCTGCAACTAACTGAGCGCAAATACCATTGAAGCTCGTGTACGTTCCATCAGTTCCACCGTCGTCAGAAGCGTAGTTTCCCTGCCAGATATTACGCTCGATTCCTTCAGCAACTTTCGCGGCTACGTATTGAGCAACGTAAGAGGTGAAGTCAGCGGGAGCCGCTGAAGATTGTCCTCGCATCTGTGCAGATTCCCAAGTCGCTCGAAGTTCAGCGTTGCAGACTTGCTCGTTTACTTTCAAAGCAGATGCTGTCAAAACGGCTTCGCCCAAAGTCAATTGACCTGCGCTAGGTGTTGTGAACGCGCAATCGTCGTTTGCTTGGATTGCTGCTCCTGAGAACTTGCGGAGAACCGCCTTTGAATGAACATTTTCAAGAACGGAAATGTAACCGTTTGCGAGAGTGTCAGCAGACAAAATCGCTGCGGCAACGTAAGGACGTGCCGCTTCGCCGGCATACGTGCCGACTCCTACTGTAGCGTTAGCCATTATTTAGAGAATTGGTTGTGGATCGCGGCAACGCGTTCCTGGATTGATAAACTTTTTAAATCGACGGAAACGGGTGCCTCCATCTTAGGTGCGCGAGAGATTGACTTCGAGGCTTGCTTGCTCAACTCGGTAATCTTCGCGTCTCGCTCTTTAATTTGAGAGCTGAATTCTTTCTTCGCTTCTGCGACGGCTTCGGCAATCATACCGGCTACCGCCTCGCGTGTTAGTACCTCGGAAGACGCTTCGACTTCTTGAGCCTGCATTTCTTCTTCCTTGTCTTCTTCGGCTTCAACTTCCGGTTCTGTTGTGGCTTCGTTTACCTCAACGACCGCACCTTCTGCCACGACCAACATAGAGCCGTCGGAAAGGGTGTAGTCTCCGTCTGGGAGAGGGATTTGTTCGCCTTCGTCATTTACTACGAAAACAGAAACACCGACGGCAAAGGCTTCCGCGTCGGTTTGGATTTCTTGCCCGCTGTCAAGCGTAGCAGTTGCAAATTTTACCTCCTCCTTAGTTTCGACCTCCAATTCAACGGAGTATTTTTCGAACAAGTCGGAGATGCGTTCTTTTAGAGTCATCTTCGAGGGATTTGTATTAATAACGATTTTAAGGGGTCATTCCTTACTCTTGAGTTTTTCGGAGAGGTATTCTATACCTAATTCGATTTCAACGGCTGAGAGAAGCTCTAATTCGGTCAGCTTGGATTTTGCCCAACGAAGCCCCGCCTTCCCTCCCCATAAGAGATATGAGATAGTTCCGCATTCTGTGGTACTGTTCGGGTCGTAATATTCCCCCGCCCTTGAGAGATACGAGTACATTCGTTCGATGGTTTCTTGCGAGATCGGTTCGCCGTTGGCGAGTTGTTGAGCGCGTACCTTTCCCGTTTGCGTAGCGCATTTATTGCCCTGCTTCTCGTTCAATTCTATGCCCCTCTTCGCGTTGTTCTTAACCGCGTCAGGGTAATCGCTGTACGACTCCATAACTACGCGCTGTCCCTCTTTATATCGCTTGTCTTTTTTGACGGTAGCCTTTGCGAGTTCGTACTTATTGGCGAAAAATCCTTCAATAGAGAAGCCTTTCACCGCGCCTTCCTTGATAAACTTCTCCCAGATAGCTTCGTTCTCTACCTTCATCGAGACCATCCACGTACCGACAGGTACCTCGAGGCCATATATCCGCGACTTGTCTTGCTCTCCTTCTACGATCCAACTCTCTACGAGGTGCAAGCCGTTGATTTTGTGCTCGTGTTCAAGCGTAGCGTTCGCTTGGTTGCCGTTCTTGAAGTAGAGTTCCATCGCCCTTCGCACGGTCTTCTTTGAAAAATAGACGTAGTATTCCTCTTCGCCCGTCTTTCGATAGATAGGTTTATCGGGGATAAGAGCCGCGCCCATAATGAGCCGCTTCTCTTCGTCTTGCGTTTTGAATTGGAGTTGCTGGTTCTTTAGGGCGACCCAATCGCTTTCGATGGCGGGTTGCTCCACGAGAGATATCGCATCGATTCCGTACATCTCCGCTTCTTCGTCGATTATGAGTTCTAATATGTTCATCCTACAAGTGACGCTTGGTCGTTTATTCGTTGGTTTGCCTGTTGGCTGTTGGTTACTTCTGAAGAGACAACGTAAGTCCGGAAGCCCGTCTGCCCTGCTCCACCTCCTAAGAATCCGAGGTCGAGTTGTGGGGTCGTTGGTGTTGGTGCGGATCCTCCTCCCGTAGATGGGGGGTCGGGAGCGTCACCGCCTGAGCTATTAAATCGGCTTTTTGCAATGGTTGCGATTTGTGCGACCCCCGTTGCGGCGGCAATAGCCGCACCCGGTAAACCTAAGGGAATACCGAGACCACCAACAGCCGGGTTCAGTGCGCCCATAATCGCTCCCGCTGTGTTTACTATTGCACTCGCAATCCCGATAGCTTTGTTACGTTGAAACGCCTTCTTTTGTTGCTCTTCTGAGTCACCTGCAAAAGCATCGTTTAAAGCGGATAACGCTCCGAGCGCTTGCGTCGCAAGCTGAACGCGTGAATCTAAAACCGCTTTATTTCTTGCGGCATCATTTTTGGCGTATTTCTCACGAATCGCGTCTATTTCGGCCTGCATTGCCTCATCCGTATTTACCAGGATTTGACCGTTTGCCGTGGCTTCTTCTTGAAGTATGCGATATTTCTCTCTGACTTTCTCTATCTCCCGATTAATACCCGCCTCAACAATGTTGTCGATTTCAGACTGTCGGGAGATAATGCCATCGATACGGTCGCGCTCCTTTTCGATGAGTTCTTGTTGCCGTGCGAGTTCTTCGTTTTGGAGTCCTGCGATAGAGGTCATTAATTCCGTCTGAACTGCCGCGCTACTTTCTGCCGCTTCAGCGGCGGCGATACGTGCCTCAGCAAGGCGATCCAGACGCTCTTCTGTTTCTCCTTGAAGGGCTATCTCTCTTTGAATTAAGCCTACTTCCGCGTTCGCGATATCCATCCGCTTTTGTGCGAATTCTGAATCTTTGTCCGAGGCTTCTTGAGCGGCGGCAATCCTCTCTTTAATCGAGAGTCTTTCGTCGTCCCGCTGTTGTTTGAGTTGTTCGATTTCCGCGCGTGCTTCGGCATACTCTACATTCAAATCGCGCTGTTGATCCCGAAGTCTTTGTTGAGCTTTTACCAAGTCATTTGAAGATTTGATTGCGGTCTTTGTGGAATCCACAAAATCGCTCGCAAACTCTCCCACAGCTTCAGCGGCTTCTGCTACCTTGTCCGTAATATTCTCAACCCCGAGAACCATCTTCCCGGCGGCATCGGCGGCTACCTTTCCCGCTTGTGTCCATTCCCCTTGAAATACGAGTTTGATAGCCTCCCCAACCGCCGGAATAAATTCCAGTAAACCTTCAAGGCGATTGATAAGGTTTTCCTTAATAGCCTTCCCAATGTTCTTGAGTGCCTCCATTGGGTTGTTGAATGCGTTTATTAACGCTTCTCCCAAAGGTTCGGCCAACTCAAAAATGGTGTTTATTACCGCACCAATTCCAGCGAAAACAACCTCAAGAGCTTCCGCGACTTTCTTGTTCTCTGTAAATTTCTCAATGAGCTTCGCAACAATTCCAACAAGCAACCCGATCCCCGTTGCTTTTATGGCTGTTCCGATGGCGTTAAACCCAATTGAACCCGTTTTGCCTGTTGCCTTTAACCCTCCTTCAATCTTTTTCGTTCCCTTGGCGGTTTCTTCAATCTTGTTGTCTACCCCCTCAAGACCCGAAACAATGTCATCGAGAGACCGCGTTACCTCTCCCGTATCCGTTCGGTATGTTAGGAGAATATCTTGTTGAGTAGCCATGAGGTAGTTTTAAAGAGGAGGAAGCAAACCCCTGAGATGTAGACAATAGCGAGGAACCAATCCAAGACCTTAAACCAAAGGGGAACTTTCGTCTTCTCGCCTTTGTTCTGGAGCAGTTGAATCGCCTCTCCTATATAACGATGATTGTCGAGATTCCTCATTGCTCAAAAGGTTGGTAACAGCGTTGATTCGTTTCGTCGTAGATATATCCGTACTTCGTGCAACAAGAACTGAAGTTTGGGCTTAGTTGATATACTTGGGTGCCTGCGGCGTTTTCAAAGCGAATCTGTCCGTTCGATTTGTCGATAGATATGGGAAGCCAAGTGCAGTCCCGAATATCCCCCAAGACCTTAAGCATCTCCACCTTCACGAGGTCTTCGCTTGTCGCGTCATACGAGATAGATAGGATCCTCCAATAGGTATCCTTTATGTAGATTTTATCCGAGAATTCGAACGTCGCTAATTCGGAGCGAGTGAGCCTGAAGAAGGCGGTCAGCTTTCGAGCATCCGAAGAATACAATTCATTTACGAACGGTCTCCAATACTTGTAGTAAAGCGTATTTAAGGGGTTCGCTTGGATGATGTGGAACGGGCGTTCTGGGCCGAAGCTCAAGTCTTTATTCGATACGTTCGCATCCAATGAGGAGTATTGAGAAAATACCGGATATTCGGTAGCGGATACCGTTTGATACAGATTGTTAAAATAGAATAAGTTTCCGTCAATAAGGCTATTCCAATACGCCAAGCGCGGGAGAGGTTTTTTCAGGCTCTTGTCTGTTTCGGTTGTATTCAACAACATTCGGTGAACCAGGTAACCCGTTTGAGGGATTCTTGAAACGACGTGAGGGGCGAAGGGCGACTTTATTTCTTTGTTTCCTGAAGCGAAGTCGTTTCCGGGATCATCTACACGATAGCGACCGTAAACGCGGGAGGTACTTTTGAACACCGCCTCGTTTAAAACATCCTTTCCTTGTGAGTGTGTCCAGTCGTAGCGCCTCGCTTGAAGGTCGGTGGTTGGTTGGATTTGTATATCCTTCGAGAGGTCTATCTTATTCGTCCAATCCTTTTGGCTCCCGGAAGCGAGGTAATCCCCGAAGGGTTCAATTTCAAGGTGCTTCGGGTTGTTTCTGTCGGGGATGAATACGAGATTGAACATCTTTTGCAAACCAGACACAAAATCTATTTGCTTAATCTCCGGGAGGTTGCTCGTTACGTTCACGTTTGCCGCAAGCGGCGCGATATAAGGTATTCGCCACCACGTTGAGTTATTGGTAAATCCCGAGCCGTCAAGTGCGAGAGGGTGCGAAGAGTTTCCTACAACGTATTGAAATTCTATGGTATCGCCTAGCTCCAGAAGGAATAAAGGAGAAATATCATTGTGCGCTATGTCGTTAAATTGCGAGCTTTCATAATCGTCTATAAATGTCCAGAGTTCGTTGCCGTTTCTGGATAATCGCATAGACACGTGGTCTCCTGTATCGTGGTCTAAGCGCCCGTATACGTTCACCCTAAAGCGAAAATAACCCCGATAAGGTACGGTGTACGTCGTGCCGCTTGTGAAGTTGTTGTTTTGGTCAAAGAAAGGACTGCTGTCGCTAAACGCCGTTATACTCGTGAAATTAGGATGCGCCGTTAACCCGGTTAAATTACTGTTTAATCCTACAAGAATTTGATCCGTAGTTTCATCATCAGTAAGGCTTGCAGGTGTAAGTAGCCCGTTGTAGAGGCATAGATACAGGTCGTCTTCGTTGTCAAAGAAGTTCGAATCGTACGTATATCCTGCCTCTCTTAGAATGGTCTGAAAGAGTGCAGAAACGCGGAAGTACGGTGTAAAGTCGCCGAGTTCGAGCGGGTTTGAAGATGTCCAAATATTGGAAGAAGTCCAGTCCAAGCCTTTATCAGGTAACCCGTAACGAATCACCCCGTTAAATAAAGTCCCCGCCCAACTCGCCTCCAGCTCTGTGTCTCCTAACGAGTGATTGTAAGTCGATAGGTCGAGGTCTGTAAGCATCCCGTCTCCAATATCCCGCGAGAGGTTGGCCGTCTCCCCGAAGAAAACGATTTCAACGTCTGCGTATTTACCCTTCTGCACGTATACCCCCTTCACCTGAATGAAGCCCCGCATTATCGGGATAGTGCTTGAAGTCAGTTCGGCTGAGGCTTTCGTTTTGGGATCCCATGTAGTTATAAGGCCAAACTCATTGACCGCCCCGAAGTAGTCCTGGTTCTTCTTGGTGAGCGGAACGCGGAAGGTCTGCGAGAAGCTCGAAGCCGAAGCGTTGATTTCTTGGAGGTTGCTAAACTGATACGAGAGGTTTATCGGCTCGTTCTCGTACAGCTCAATTTCATTGCCTTCTATCGTGAGTCTTAGCATCGGATGATTTGAGCGAGTTCAACGTCGAACGTAATAACAAAAACCTTCGAGACGGTTTCCTCTTCGATTTGCATCGTGTTCGTCTTTATGGTGACGGGAACCCAGAAGCCGTCAATTCGCGCCATGACGTTTTTTGACCGGAGGCAATACTGCATGAGCGTAATTTCTTCGATGGTGAGAATCCCGTTCAGCTGATACGATTCTTTTGCTTCGAGTTGGTAGGGCTTGACTTGCCTCTCGCTCGTTCCAAAAGAAAAGTTAGAAGCGGAGTAATCGCCGACGATCTTTCGATAGGTCTTCTCTTCTCTGGAAACGGTCTTTTGTTTTTTGCCGTTAAAGCGGAGGTAATCCCACCCGCCGCGAGTATTTGCCCAACCGAGCTGAACGGCTTCGTTCTTTGTATATCGGCAGTCGTTCGTCACGCGAAGGACGTTTCCTGTCTGCGCGTTTAGCCCCGTCGAAGGAATTACGTCGTAATAACTCCACCCACCCACGACAGCGTTCAGGGCGTTTACGAGTGCGGAAAAAGCTCCGGGGTATGCGTAGGAATATACGAGAGTTCCGTTCGTGTTGCTCGATGCCGCCGCGCTTGGCAATTGCGCCCCGTTTGTTGTGTTGAGGTCATACGTCAAGGTATCGTCTAACGTGCCGGAAGTGTCGTATATCTTAAAGAGAAGCCGCTCGATAAGCGAACCTGTGTCGTCGGTATTGAGGAACGCCGCAAGCCCTTGGTCTTCTATGCCCGCTTTTATTTCGATAACGTCGTTCGAAGGAACGCGATCCGTGAGCCAAACTTTTCTATTGGATTGCGTGCCGTAGAAGTCCGCGAATGAAGGGTGAAGGCCGTCCGAAATTTGCTCGTACCCATCGACAAGGTATAGCGTCTGGTTATCTTCGTCGAGGTTCTCAGATCCGTCATAATACCCCACCCGTACCGTATAGCGGTTCACTCCGTTATTTGCGCGGGTGAACGGTTGGTTATTGAAGCTGTGAATCGCCGTCGTGGTGTTGTATCGAAACGGATCGACTTCCGTCCTCCCCTTTACGACTTCGGACAAATCAAAGAACGAGCGTTCGTTCGGGTTGGGGGTGAGGTAGATTTTTGATATCTCCGTCCCGTTCTCTTCTACTTGGATAATGAAACGATAGGCCGCGTCGAGGGGTGTCGTTTGAGAACCGAGGGTATATATCAAGCGTTGCCCTGCTGGGAACCAATTCTCGCCGGGAGAGTCTACAAATACCGCGCTCATTTTATTGTGATGTTACCGAGTTTCAACTTGAACTTATCTTTAATGTCTTCCGCTATTGCGTCGCCCATCTTCTTATCGAATCGCTTGGAAACGGCTGTGAAGGCTTTCTCATAAAACCGAAGACCTACGATTCCCTTACGTTTGACCGAGCGAGCTATGAGGAAGGCCAAAGAGTTGACGTTGCTTTCCGTCTGCTTTTTAAATCGCCCTTTTTTATCCCTGAGCTTAATCCCCTTCGCTTTGATCCACGGAACAAATACCGAAGAAGGAGGTTGCTTCTTGAATTTGAAGAAAGGTGACTTCTGATTCTTCCGTGTGCCGTTTACCCCCCAATGCAAAAAGGCCGCGTATTTATTGGCTTTGCCTTTCGCCCCAAAGGTGATGGATTTAATCGTGTCGCCCTGTACGCGGATGCGGTAAGAAAGAGAACGCTTGAGCGTTCCAGACGCTACTCCGTAGCTCTTGTTCTTCCCTATCTTCCTCCCTCCGAGATGACGCTTTGCCGACTTGACAACTTCATCCGCGAATTTAGTGAGTACCGCGTTGAGGTTTTTCATATGCCCGCCCTCTCCGAAGCCTTGCGGCAGTGGTCGTCCTCTACGCTATCGAGTAACGAGGTGAGCCATGCCCCCAAGCGGGTTAGCGTCTTTTCTCGTTGGTTAGCTCCCAGGACAGCAGAAACGGAATGATTACCAAAAGGCACGCCTTTATCCATTAGAAGCCGATTAAGGAACTTTGAAGCCGTAACGGACACAATGGTTGAAACGTCCCTGAATAGGTCGTATATGGCTCTCCAAATGCTCCTGAGGATATCTGAGGCGATGAAATAAAGCGATTCGCCAAACGAGTACACGATCCCGACGGGAATTGCTACCATAGCGAGAACAAAGAGGAGGAGGATTTTAAGTATTTTCATTATTCGGGATCTTCAGGAAACCAACCGTGCTCAATCATATATGCTTGGTCTCTTACCGTCGTAGTGCTGGGAACGATTGCCCCAAACGGGAACGATTGCGAGTTAAGGACGTAGCTCGAAAGCTGTCGGATTTCTACCTCGCTCAATTCGAGCATAAGCGTGATAAGCTTCTCAAGCGTCGCTAATGGACTGACGGGGATGTTGTATTCCGTGTCTACCTGCAAAGCGAATTGGATGCCGTCGGGGTGTTCGATAACGCCGAAGACCGTGCCATCCTTTTGATACGGTTCCTGTGTGACCAACGGCGCGGTGATGTTGTAGAGTTCGCGCGTTATGGCTTTGGCTCGGTGTTCGCTTGTTAGCGTTCCTTCGGGGAGTACTATGATATAGCCGTTCATAATGTTATGTCGTAGAAGGTTGCGATGTTGCTCTCGATGTTCGTGCGGTTGCTAGATTGGTCGGTTTCGTATAATATAACTTCCTGTAAATTACCGTCCCAGTTTCTACCCGAAATATTCCTATCATTGGACAAACTGCTAACGTTCCCGCTTGCGGATGTGTGTATTAAAGTCAGTAAACTTTGAGAAGTCGGTTTTCTTCCAGCAAGGGATGTAAAGTCAACGGTTTGCCCATTTATACGGTTGTCCCCGTTAAGAACAAAACTTGCGCTTTGGTCACTTCGCAATATTTGATAAGATACTCCCGGGTGATAATCTTTAGCTATTGAATCTCCTAAAATCGGGGCATATACAACAGTCCTTGTACTGCTTAAAACTTGAAAAACACTTTGGACACTGCTTAAAGCAGAACCTAAATTTAATACGTTTGTTGTCGGATTGTTGTAATTTATAACAGGCTTCCCGTTCTCCACGATTACCGCACCGCTTGAAACGATTTTCGGCTGGTTCGCTGTCGTGGTCTGCGTCGCGTCGTTGCTGTTGCCGCTTTGACAATACCAAGTTTTTACGAACGCATCTCCCGCACCTGCGAAGGCCAAAAGTGAAACGGTATCCAGTTCACCGAATACGTTGAAGCCTATATCTTGCTCGGTGTTGTCTGACGACCTACGGACGCGGATAGCGCTACCGCTGTACGAGCTTGATAGCTTGCGGAGTGAGTAGGCCGCCGCCGCTCCTGAATACGTGTCGAGTAGTGGCGTGTTTTGGGTGAAGTAGTCGCCGACGTTGGATTCTATCGAAGTGCGAACGCTCGATTTGTCGGAAGTATAAATAACAATTTCCTGCACATTGCAATTTGCATATAGAGCTCCGTTCAAATTACCAATTCCGTTTTTGGTGCTATCGATTCCCGTTGTTAAAGTTGCCGTTCCTACACTTGCAGAACTTGCCCATGCTTGCATGCTGTTTAACGTAGTGCCCGCAATCATTGTAAAAAGGTGGCGATTCGTATCGGCTCCCGTATTTACAGCCGTTCCGCTGTTAGCGTATCCAAAATTGAAATTCGTGTTGGCTAAATAAGGAGCATACCAACGTTTGTTAGAGCCTCCACCGCTTAAGCCTAGCATCATTCCTGAGCCTGATGTTGCGTTGAATTTTCCAGTAGTAAAGGAAGAAAGCGACCCAATATCTAAGGAGGTTGTATCTAATGGGAATCCGTCATTGCTGCCGTCAAAGTCTAACGCCAACTTTCCGTTCTCCTTTACCAACGCCCCGCCCGTGTATATCGTAGGTTCGTTAGCTTGCGCCGACGCTGTCGCCGTGTTCCCGTTTCCTGACTGATCCAGCCATTGATACACCGTGCAAGTCGTACCCGTGCAGAACGTCGTGATAGCCGCCTCGTCGATGTTGCCTGAAGAGTCGAAGCCAATCGTTGTGGTCGTGCTATCCGATGCCCTGCGAATTACCATGCACTCCGTATTGTCTCGCTTGAGTTGTCTCACCGAATACGCGGCTTCTGCTCCTGAGCCGAATTGCTCATCTAATAATTTCGCGCTTTGGTAGTATGCTGAGATATTGCCTTCGATGTCGGTGCGAACGCTGGATTTGTCGGAGGCATAAAGCAAAACTTCTTGAATTTGCCCGTCAAATTCTGTTCCTGCAAATGCTCCTATTTGTGTTGCACCTTGATTATTTGTGTTTATGGTTGTGGTTGTAGTCGATACGTTAGAAACGAGCGAGCTATTTAAATACAAATTCGCGTCATCGACACCCGAATTATCGGGTAAAGTCAAAGTCATGAGTGTTTGATTTGACAAATCAGCACCTGACCAACTTTGGTTTCCACCGCTGACTCTTAAAATGGGTTCACTTGTCAAATTGTAATTCCCGCCAGTGCTTGCGCTTCCCGTGTTTAAAGCAACTATACCGTCATTGCTCTGTGCGTCTGCGTTAATAACCGAAAATATTGTTCTGCCTATTGTCCCGTGAATAACAACCGAAGACAAAGCAAGAAGGTCATTCGAACCATCAAAGTCCAACGCCAAACGCCCGCCCTCCTTTACAAGCTGTCCGCCCGTGTAGATGGTCGGCTGATTCGCGGGGGTGGTTTGCTCTGCATCGTTACCGCTTCCCGTGCCGCCCGTCTGACTCTGATCATGCCAGACTTGGACTGTACACGAAGTTCCCGTGCAAAAAGTCGTTATGGCTGATTCATCGATTTCTTCGCCTACGAATCCAATCGCTTGCGTAGTGCCGTCGGAAGCTCTGCGAATAGTCATGCAAGCCCCTGAATAGTTGCCGTTCAATCTACGCGTGCCATATGCGGCGGCGGCTCCGCTTCCGTAACTCTCGTTCAATAGCCCCGTGAACGATGGGGCGGCGGCTACCTCTTCCCACGTTTGAAGCAACGTGAACGGCGGCGTTCCGTATGTATTGCCGTCGCGGAATCCTTCGAACGTGGCAACCGTATCGGCGTAAGCGGTATCATCGGCAAACGTATGAATCAAAGTGTAGTCCCCGATTACGTCTGCATCTGTAATGAATCCGGCTTTATGGTAAATCTTCCGCACGATTACTTTGCCCGCCGCTGGCGTGTCGCTTTCGGGGTCGATGAAAATGCCGTCGCCCTCCGACTTTACCGAGTAAGCACGTTCGGCAAATATCGTAGGCATTTCTTTGCCAGTTTCAACCTCATCTTCGAAACGGTTGGTATAACTGGCCTGCGATTTAAATGCGTTCGCTGTCGCGTCGTATATAAGAGCTTGGTTTCCGGTGGGTGTTCCTACTATCGAAACGTCGCTCAAGTCGTTCAACGAAGTAGGAACGTCGGCTGTGTTCGCTTTGGCATTAAGTGCCGTTTGCGTAGCCGCAGAAACGGGCTTATCTGCGTCGCTCGTATTGTCTACGTTTCCCAGTCCGATATCTCCTTTCGCTACGGTATCGTTGACCCATTCGCTCCCGTCATAAATAAGGGCTTCACGGTTGGCGGGTGTGACGATTGAAACGTCGTCGAGATTGCCTAAGCTCGTCGCGCTTTGGTCGTTACCTGGTAGCCATTCGCCCGAAGCGTTATCGTACTTCAAGACTTGCCCGTCGGTGACTCCGGTAGTATCTACGTCGGTCAGGTCGTTGAGCGTCTCCGCGCCGCCTGTGTCCAAAGTCACAACTCCGTCGCCGTTATCGGTCAACGTGCCGTTCGTGACGTTAATCGTTCGGACGCTTTGTACGTCGGTCGTCCCGTCAATCGTAAGCATACGGAGTACCCCGCGCCGTGCATACGTGACTTCCGTACCTCCAGGCTCTACTCCGTCGATAGGAGCGTTACAAGCGTCCCACTCGTAAGGGATCGCAACTGACAAATCGAGAAGCACGCCGGAGAGGACGTTCTTCGTCTCTTCTTCGAGGGGCGTAGTCGTAGCGTTTACGACCTCGTAATCTTGAGCGAAGAGGAAGATATTCCCGCCGTTCTTAATGTCGGCGATAATGTCCTCGGCGCATTGCTCCGCATCGGAGACCACTTCTTTTTGTCGTTCTACTTTGTCGTTCTTGTCTGCTGGGACGTCAAGGATATATACCTCGATGTTGTACGTCTTCGTTCCTGCGTCGTAGCTGGCTCCCGTATATACGAGGTGCATGAGAGGGAAGTCGGTAAACTTCGAGAGGTCGGCATCGTCAGGAGACCCAAAAGAAAAGGTCTTGATAAAGAAATGATTCTGCGCGAATATTTCGAAGCGTTCGACTATGTTATTGAACGTGATCATGTGCGGCTCTGTCTTTTAAATAGCTGAGATGTTGGAAGACGACTTGAATAGGAAGCTCCGTAACCGAGTCCACCTTGAGGAGGTTTTCTCCGGAGAGGGCGTAGAGGATGTGATACCATCCCCATTTTTCGCCAACCGGATCGCTTCCCCCGCCACCTCCAGTAAAGAGGACTTCATATTGTGAAGCAGTTCGTTTCTGGTAGTCCAAAAAAAAAGCAACGTACCCGATACGAGGTCGGCGGGCATCTCTTCGAAAAGGCTTGCGTCTTCTTTGGCGGTGTACTTCTTGATTTCGTACTTGTCTCCGAGTTCGTAGGTCACCTCCCGGAAGAGAACCGCCATCACCTTATGAGCGTTCTTCCAAAAATCTTCTAGGTACGTTTCGATGTCGATCCATTCGCCCGCCGTAAAAGCATCCCAATCGGGAATGAAGCCCAATCGTTTCCCGTCGATTGTAATCACTTTCTTGAAGCGTGCGGTCTCTTGGGTTAAGAGTTTATCGATATGCTCCGTGGCGGCATCTATGAGCTTCTGAGGCATTGCCCGGAGTTTATCTTCGCTCTTGCCCGTACAAACGGAGAGCCGTTCGATTTGGTTTTCGCTCGTCATAATCACCTGGAGTTCTCCAAGCGTAAGATCCGACCATTTATGCGGGAGGCGTAGTTCCATCGTTTAAATAACTTTTATCGCTTGGTTTCCTTACCCGATAGCGTAAGAGCCGAAGTTCGGGTTCGTTTGGTTGAATGTGATCGCGTAGCGCATCGCGTCAATAGCGTGATTGAATGAGTCGACGGGTTCATTGAGTTGCTTCCCGTTCTTGTCCTCCTTCCATTTGTAATTTCGAAGCTCCTTAATGACATTCACACTCCGAGCCGTGACAAGAAGCGGTCGCGAGTGGAGGAATTGGATTCCATTTTTAACCGAATCTTTTCCCTTTCTTGCTCCGTGAGTATTGAATCCGTGAGCGTGTATCTCGTCGATGCTCTTGGGCTCAGCAGAATCACAGATGATAACATCCGATCGAGTGACTCCACTATCTCGGAGGACTTTCGATATATCCGAATTAGTAAGTCTTGTTGCGTAGCAGAGTTCGTCGACGGCGAACCCGTGCCCGTCGGTGTACACTCGGACGATGGCGGTTGGGTCTGCGGTGTACCCGAAGTCGAGGCCGAGGTTGAGGGTTTTGTATTCATTTGGTATTTGGTCTATTTCTTTCCAATGGGTGAAGACGGTCGCTTGTGATGCCCCTCGTTCTCCGAGTCCGTAGACCCTCCAGAAGTTTTCATCTGCTTCTTTGAATCGTTCAATCTCCATGACCACACTTTCAGGAAGGAAGGGGTTGTCTTTGTACGTGGTCTGAAAGAACGCCGCGTCTTCTCTTGGGATAACTTCGTCATAGATCCAATGAAATTCGTCTGAGGGGTTGTAGTCGATTAATACTTTCCCTGTGGTCCTGAGGAGGAGTTGCCGCCAATCTTCGAGGTTTATCTCGTTGGCTTCGTTGATGAAGAGAACGTCTCGCTTTCGTCCTCTTACCTTTTGCGGTTGGTCGATGCTAATAAACTCAACCATGTTCCCCCAGAGTTGATAGGTTGCGTCGCTCTTGTTGTGGAGGTCGGGGTTGTATATCTCTTCCCGGTTGAGTATCTCAAAGAAGTCCCGCATGGCTGTAGCGCGAAGGGCGGGGAATGTCTTTCGACATATCGTGATGACGAGACCCGAGTTCTTATGACATAGCTCAATGAGTGCCGTGAGGATGGAGTACGTCTTTCCGGATCGTGTCCCGCCCTGGTGAACTTGGATTTTCGACTTGCATTCTTTGACGTGGTAATATGTCGCGGGGAGTTTACTCATCGAGCCAGGAGAGCGGCTTCTTCTCGGTGACCTCTATCTCTTGCCGTTCGATATATCCGCGCTTCTTGCCTTTGGTCTTCAAGAAGAATATCGTCGCGGCGGGGTTGCCGTCCTTCACGAGCTTGTAAAGGTGCGATTCTGCGAAGTCGAGGACGCCGTCCTGGATGGAGTCCACCGCCTTCTTGTATTCCGGATCCTCTTTGAGCCATTGGTAGTGGGTCGTTCGCCCTACGTCTACCATCTTGCAAGCCGTGGAAACGATGCCCAACGACTTTTCTAGGGCTTCGAGCATCTGCTCTTTTTTAGTGTTCCGATTGTTCACTTTTACGGCTTCCATCTTTTAAAAGTTGAGCGGTAAGGTAGGAATCGAACCTCCCTCTCTTGACTGGATGTCAAGCGCATCGCCACAATGCTTTAACCGCCTGTTTTCTCTCCTTTATACATTCCTGCTCCCGCTTCTTTGATTTTTGAGAACGGAATGTTTGCGCAATTTAAACTTGAATTTTTTGAAATCAAGTAAATGTATCGAAGTTGATTCCCGGGTAACCTAACTGCTCCAGTAAAATTTTTTTTGCTTGTGCCGTGCTTTGCCATCACTTGACCGTTTGGAAGCTTGACAATCGTATTGTTCTTGTTTATGGCTGTCAGCTTAAAACCTGAAGCCCTGTAAATAGTTCCGTCTCCGCATTGCGTGCCGTCTGCAAATGACAAAATCCACTTGACTTGGGGCGCGTTCTTTTTAATCAATCGAATGCTAACGGCAATGCACCGCGATTCGCTATTCTTTGGTAATATTTCCGAGAAAGCCATTCGGTTTAACTCAAGCATCTCGTTCCACTTGGAGTTGAAACCTTTGTTGCTTGTCTCTACTAAATTAAGGACGTTTCGTTTGTCGATAGGGTTGCCGTACTGCATGACTCCTCCCAATTTACCGTCAAGAAAAGCCCCAAAGTGAAGCACGCTGTTGTTTACCACCTTGCCGGAGTAATGATGTCGTTTTACAAATTCATTCGCCAATTTAGACGGAATGACTTTGACAATTATATCCTTCGCTCTACCCATTGTGATACTAAAAAATACAGGGCGTTGCCGTTGCTGTTGTCGTTGCCCATTGTTTCAATGTATTTAAATTCCTCAAGTGCCTTTGCGTCTGCGAGGGCGTTTTTAATGAACTCTGCTTGCTCGTCCGCAAGCGTAAATGTCAGCGATTGAAACGGAGGTTTATCGCCGTCAGCAAGGCTGAACTCCTCGCCGAGTTGATCTGGGTCAATTTCGGGTTGCCATACATCAAGACCCCATTCATCGAGTTGAGTTGCATCCCATTCGTTTGCGAGGATATCCCAATCCCATTCTCCGAATCCTACGTTATCCTTTACGATAAATTCGTTCGCCTTGCTCTCTTCCCAGGAGGCTACGTAGACGGGTGCTTCTTTGAGTCCTGCGGCTTTGCAAGCCTTGAGGCGCATATTCCCACCGAGAACGATATTCTCCGGATTGACGACAATCGGACGCGCTTCAAGCATCTCCGGGAATTCCTTTATACTCTTGACGAGCTTCTGGAATTTATCGTCTTTAATTATCCGAGGGTTGTTCGGGTTCTCCTGAAGCTCCGAGAGATTCATGAGCTTGAACGATGACGGCTTCGAGGGTGTGGAGGAATTCGGCATTGTGTACGGCTAAGGTTAGGAGTAGAGTTGCGGGATCTTGTCCGACATGCAAGCGGACGACTTCGGCGTTCTCCGTGATGAGGAGGTAGTTCTTTGCGTGGAGGAGGGCTTTACGTGCGTTTCTCATATTCTTGGATTGCTTCAAATATACGATAAGCCACTTGGGGGACTATGGCGTTTCCATATGCTTTGATTGATTCTCTTCTCCACTTTGGAAAGGTGATACCGTCCAGTTCTTTGGGAAGCCCATCATCCAACCCGGAAACAATGGGTTCAGTTTCCCACGAAACCCCAATCGATGCAGAAGTTCTGGCAAAGAGCCGGCGCTTCTGTGGTATCTCTTGAAGAACATTGGAGAAGAAAGATTCTCCCTCATTGAGTCGGATGCTGTTGGGGTAAGCAACCAAGTAGCACCGGGAACGGTGGTGGCAAGCACCGAGTTCGCTCGCTCGTGTAACTCTCCATTCTGCATTGTACCCCATTCCATCCAATTTACCGAGAATTGTTCTGAAATCTCGTCCATTGTTGGTTCTGAGAATATTCGAAACGTTTTCGGCGACAACGTATTTGGGTTGTATTTCTTTGATGGCGCGAACCATTTCTGTCCATAGCCCTGTTCTGTCGCCTTCAAGTCCTTTTTGTCCTTTTCCGTGTTGTTTGGCAATGCTTGCGTCTTGACATGGGAAGCCTCCGGAGAGGATATCAAGTCTTCCAGAGTAAGCTGTCGCGTTGAAGTCTTTGATGTCTTCATATTGTTCTGCATTGGGAAAGTGGTGTTTAAGGACTTTGCGAGGGAATTCTTCCCACTCGCAATTAAAAATGTTTGTGAATCCCGCCCATTCAGCCGCGAGGTCAAAACCTCCGATTCCTGAGAAAAGAGACCCATGAGTCATGGGTGAAAGATTCTACCCTCTACGTCTCTTGCAATGGTCTCCAACCAGTCGCGATCGTAGTAATTCATATGGGGGAGTCTACGGTGTAGGACTTTCATCCCTCCGTAGCTAACCGTTTCGAATTGTTCCTTGTGGGGTTGCTTCATGTATTCGCGAATATTCTTCGCTATCTCTTCGCGTTCTTCTTTGGTGTAGCTCATTCTTTTATCGTTTGTTGGTAGATTAATTCACAGGCGCGAATGCGCTCTTCGGGATCCTTGTAATCTCGTTTTGCTATAACGCAATTGACACAGCGATTCATGAAGAGGTAGCGGTTCTCGCTTTTATTTGGTTTCGGGAGGGGCATCTTTTAAAAGGGCTTTGAGTTGGTTAAACATCCGGCGGTTACAACTCGAACAAGACGAAGGAGAGGTATTCGTTCCCGTGGCCTTGGAATAAATACGGGCGAGGTCTCCGTTGGTTGCTTTGGTGGGGTTGTCCAGGAGCTTGCGGATTTCTGCGAGGTCGCTTTCTTTTATCTCTGCTTCCCATTTCCCCAAAGGACAGGAGGAGACTTTGAGGCGCGCTTTCGTGGGCATATGGCAACCGCACAATTTCGAGTCCGTGAAGGCTTCCGTTACGAGCGGGCCACAACTCCTCGTCTTCTCGACGAAGTGTTCGCAACCTTGACAGACCGCGAGGCGATCATTCCTTTTCTGAGCGGTGACGAAGAACATCTTTTAGGATTTTTCGTGTAACGTGTAGTGAGCGATAAAGGGTAGACTCTCCAATTCCAGACCGTCGAGATACGTCAGCCATATTCCACCCTTGCAAGTACAGAGAGAAAACGGTGCGGTCGAACCAGCTGAGGCGGTCGAGGAGCAACTGCATCTGTTCTCGTTGTATGGCTTCTGCGCAACCGTTTTCGCTTGCTTGTTCTTGCGGTTCATTATCTGTTACGTGATAGAGTTGTTTAAACTTGCCCCGTGTGGCTTCGTTGTACATGGCTTTGATAAAGTAGCCCAGCGCGTTTTCGGGGAAGTCTTTATCTATGCACCTGAGATAGACGTGATGTACAAGGTCGGAAGGGTTCTCCGTCCATCGTCGCCCGATGGTTCGAAGTTTTAAATAGTTCCTCGTTAGGAAGTTATTCCAGTCCTTTTTGTGCCTTGAGTTCATTTACTTTCGCCCGGTATATTTTACAAAGATCCTCAAGCTCGTGAACGCTGAATCGTTTCGTTTCGTTGCTCAACCTCACGAGGTTATCCGCTGTGCCTTCTCCGTGTTCTTCGTCGAGGCGTTTCGCGAATTCGTACTGCGCTCCCCCTTCGAACCCGTTGCAAGCCTTGCATTGAAATTGTACGTTCAACTCATCGAAGCGCGTGGGCATCTTTTGCCGTACCATGAAATGCCCAGCGTCTGCGCTTTTGTAATGGCGCAAGCGTCCGCAAGTAAAACACTCCCCCCACCCTTCGTCGTTGACCGCACGAAGCCGGATGAATTGCGAGAATATCTTATCGAGCTTCGCTTTCGCCTTTGCTACTGTCATTCTTTCCTGGTATTAAGAAAGGGTTGTTCTTTAATCGATAGGCGAGCTTCGCCGCTTCTGCATCGTATTCGGGAACGTTGGTGGGTTGATCCGTGCCCCTCGTAATTTCTTTGTTCATGCGCTCAAGGATAGGGGCGCGTTCTTCTTCGTGCTTGATTAAGCACTCGCGGAACTCTTGAATTTTGAGCCGCTCGTAGAATTTACCGTAATGCCCTTGCTTCATGCGGTCGCAAACTAACCTTAATTCCTCAAGTTTAAAAACCGGGAACACGTCGAAGATAGTTTCTGCACAGAGGGCGAAGTCTTCGAACCCGTTGAGGGTCTTCTTCGCGTCTATAAATTCCACCGTCTTTTTTATCATCTGCACCACCTCCGATCGTGTTTGCTCTGGAAAGTATCTGAGCGCGGTTCGAATATTCGTGCCTTCTTTCCATGCGGTTTCGCTAGTCGTTTTAAATAGTCCCGTGCTTGAGATAGTTCTCAAGCTGGTCTCTACTTGGTGC